TGAAAAGTACCTGGTAAAAAATCGTTCAACAGGACAAACTTATGAAACTCCACAAATTAGATACATGGTCGCGGCCGCTACTGTATTTCACTCAGAAGAACCGAACACAGCGAGAATGCGCTACATCAAAGAATACTACAACGCAGCAAGCGATGGGCTATTTACTCTTGCTACTCCTGTTCTTGCTGGGCTTGGTACTCCTACAAAACAATTTAGCTCTTGCGTTCTTATTAGATCAGATGATGATTTGGATAGTATTTTCGCGTCTGGTGAAATGATGGCCAAGTATGCCAGCAAGCGAGCTGGCATTGGTTTGGAGATTGGCAGACTACGCCCATTGGGTTCGCCCATCCGGGGCGGCGAGATCATGCACACTGGCATGATACCATTCTTGAAGAAGTGGTTTGGAGATTTGCGCAGTTGTAGTCAAGGTGGCATTCGCAATGCAAGTGCTACAGTGTTTTATCCCATATGGCATCATCAGTTTGATGACCTTATTGTGCTTAAAAACAACCAAGGCACAGAAGAAACCCGAGTGCGACACATGGACTACGGTGTGGTCTTATCCGCCTTCTTCTGGAGACGATTCAAGAACAAACAAGACATAACATTCTTTGATCCTAACCAAGTTCCAGATCTGTATCAGGCATTCTACAGCAATACTGAACTGTTTGAAGAACTGTATGTAAAATACGAAAAACGATCAGACCTTCGCAAGAAGACCATGAGCGCTGAAGAAGTGTTCAAGTCAGGCATCTTGAAGGAACGCACAGACACTGGCCGCATCTATCTTGTGTTTATTGACAATGTGATGAAGCAAGGCCCGTTTGATCCAGAGTACCATACCATTTACCAAAGCAACTTGTGCTGCGAAATACTGTTGCCGACCAAGAGTTTTAAACGACTAGATGACGCCGAGGGTAGAATTGCTTTATGCACTCTGGGTAGTATCAACTGGGGCGCTTTCCGCAACCCAGAAGACATGCGCCGTGCTTGTCGTATATTGCATCGTAGCCTTAACAACATTTTGGATTACCAAGATTTTCTAAGCATTCAAAGTAAACTAAGCAATGATGAAATTCGTCCATTGGGCATTGGTATCACCAATCTAGCCTACTGGCACGCCAAGCGAAGCCTCCGGTACGGTGAAAAGGATGCTCTAGCCGAAGTCAAAACTTGGATGGAACATCAGACATTTTATCTAACTGAGATGAGTGTTGAATTGGCCGAGGAAAGAGGCCGTTGCTTGGGTAGTGATCACACACGCTACGGTCAAGGACAGTTTCCGTGGGAACTTCGTGCCGTAGGAGTTAATGAACTGACCGATTTCTCTCCTGAACTTGAATGGGAAACACTTCGTGCTAGAATGAAAGTGAGTGGGGTTCGTAATGCTACCAATGGAGCAATTGCTCCTGTTGAATCCAGTTCAGTGGCCATCAACTCAACCAACGGCATTGAAATGCCCATGAGCCTGATCACTGTGAAAGAAAGCAAGGCCGGCAGTTTGATTCAAGTGGCACCAGAGTACAACAAGTTGAAAAACAAATATCAACTGATGTGGGCACAAAAAGATTGCGACGGCTACTTGAAAACTGCTGCTGTATTGGCAGCTTATGTGGACCAAAGCATTAGTACCAACACTTTTTACAATCCTGCACACTTTGCAGATCGCAAGGTGCCCACTACCTTGATTGCTCGTAACTTGATGCAGTCACACTACTGGGGCTTGAAAACTTTCTATTACAGCTTGATCAACAAACAAGGTAGTAAAGGACATGATGAACCCAAAGAAGCCGCACTAGAAGCAATAGACTTCGACGAGAGTGAGGAGGATTGTTTGGCCTGTAAATTGTAGTAATCCTGTAAACTGTAATAAATAATAGCATGGATTATCAAAGAATATACAATACTATTATTGAACGCGGTAAGAAAAGAAATTTATTGGAATACGCAGAAGAACATCATATTGTTCCTCGATGTTTGGGCGGAACAGATGACGCTAATAACTTAGTTAATTTAACAGCAGAAGAACATTATGTATGTCATCAACTGTTAGTAAAGATACATCCAGACAACATAGGATTAGTTAGAGCGGCAATGTTTATGTCAGCAGGCCATATAGTTGGTCCAAAAAGAAATAACAAAACATATGGTTGGTTAAAAAGAAGATTTAGTGATTATATGAAAGGCCCAAACAATCCGCAGAAGTTAAATCCTCGCAGTGGCGATAGACACCATTACTACGGTAAAGGTCGTCCTCCTTCGGAAGAATGGCTAACAGAGGAAGGGCGTGAAATTTTGTCAAACAAAATGATGGGAGACAAAAATCCGTGTTCTGGACTTAAACCATGGAAACACCCTAGGGCGACTGATTACACAAAAGGTATTTGGAGTAATGCGGACGAGATCTATAAAGTATGGTTACATAATGATATGCCGTCGTATTGCCGTTTATTAGCATTGACTACAACTGGAAATTATAAGGATTCGGACTATTATACAAAAGTAGGACCGTTTATGAATATGGTAAAATATTTTAGAAGTGGGTGGGTTCCTACAGAAGATTTAGAATGGAAAGAACTAAAGGAAGCAGTATGAATTGTATGAATTGTGAAACTTGTTTAAAAGGCAAACTTAACGAACACAGCTGGCCTATTCTTGCTACTCGTATGATTGTTTGTCCTATATGCGGCAACAAAAGATGCCCTAAAGCAACAGATCACAATTTAGAATGTACCAACAGCAACGAGCCTGAACAAAAAGGCAGTAGCTGGGAAAACTATAAAATTTAAAGAGAAAAAAGAATGAGCCAAGCACAATACAACTTAAAAACAAAAACAGATTATCTCAATCGCAAAATGTTTCTGGATCCTGCGGGTCCGGTCACAATCCAACGCTTTGAAGAAGTCAAGTACAACAAAATTGTAAAATTTGAACAAGAGGCCCGCGGCTTCTTCTGGGTGCCCGAGGAAGTCAGCTTGACCAAGGATGCCAACGACTTCAAGGAAGCCAGCAGCACAGTGAAACATATTTTTACTTCTAACCTGCTGCGTCAAACAGCACTGGACAGTTTACAAGGTCGTGGACCCACACAGGTGTTCACACCTGTGGTATCAATTCCTGAACTGGAAGCCTTAATGTACAACTGGGGATTCTTTGAAACCAACATTCACAGTAGAAGTTACAGTCACATCATCCGTAACATCTACAATGTGCCCAAGGATGTGTTCAACACCATCCATGACACTAAAGAAATTGTTGAAATGGCCAGTACCATTGGCCTGTATTATGATCGATTGCACATGATCAACTGCCGTAAAGAACTGCAAGAAAATTTTGACGAGCATGAACACATCAAAGCTATCTGGTTGGCACTGAATGCCAGTTACGGACTAGAAGCGTTCAGATTCATGGTCAGCTTTGCCACCAGCTTGGCCATGGTTGAGAATAGAATCTTCATTGGCAACGGCAATATCATCAGCTTGATACTACAAGACGAAATCCTACACAAGGACTGGACAGCTTGGATTATCAATCAAGTGGTCAAAGAAGATCCACGCTTTGCCCGAGCCAAGCAAGATTGCGAAGCCGAAGTGTATCAAATGTATCTGGATGTCATCCGTGAAGAAAAAGCCTGGGCCGACTACTTGTTCAATCAAGGACCGGTGATTGGTCTCAACGCCAACATTCTCAAAGACTTTGTGGACTACACAGCCGTGGGCGCACTGAAAGAAATTGGTATCAAGTATCAAGAACCTGCACCCCGCAGCACACCCATTCCGTGGTTCAACAAGCATACAAACACGTCCAACAAGCAGACAGCTTTGCAAGAAAATGAAAGCACAAACTATGTCATTGGCGTGATGTCATCTGACCTGGACTACGATGCACTACCGGAACTATAAAAATGAATGACGATATTCGACAATCTATTGCAGTAACCGCACCACGAATAGATGATGCTTGGTTTGATTCAAACAGTTTCCAGACCTACAAGCATCCTACACCTATCAGTTATGAAACTGCCATAGATAATGGAATTGTTGACACCCTTGAAGGTCCGGTGAACTACTCGGCTGGACACAAGATTATTACCGGTCCCAAAGGCGAAAAATATCCTGTGAGTCCCATTAAGTTTGCTGCATACTACGACGATAACGGCAATGGTACAGCTATTCCTAAAAAGATCATGAAGATTGCCCGACTTGCTGACCACGACGGTGTTGTCAAAGCATCCTGGGGTGATCTAAACTATACCAAAGGCAATGACTACATTGTGAAACATGGCCCTGGTGACTATGGTGTTGTTAAAACAGACATCTTTGCCAAAACATACGACAAATCAAAAGAAGGAAAATAAATGAAAGCAATTGTATGGTCAAAAGACTCGTGCCCTTATTGTGTTCAAGCCAAAGCCCTGCTGGAAAGCCGCGGCATTGAATACGAAGAACGCAATATTACACAAGGCACCTGGACCCGAGAACAACTACTAGAAGCTGTACCAACAGCTCGCACACTACCACAAATATTCTTGGATCAAGAACTTGTGGGCGGATTTACAGAACTCAGAAAGAAACTAACAGAATGAACATCGAAAAAACACTGGGACAGGTTTGCACATTTAAACTCAATTCAGGAGAAGAACTGATTGCAAGAGTAGAACTGATTGAATACAATTTTATCACAGTAAGTGAGCCAGTTAGTGTAGCACCCGGTCCACAAGGTCTTGGTCTTGTGCCTAGTGTGTTTACCGCAGAACGCAAGGGTTCTGTCACACTAAATATTAACAATGTTGCAATCTATGCATTTACTGACGAAGAAGTCAAAATGAAATATATTGAAGCAACCACTGGCATCCGAGTGCCAGAGAAGAAACTTATACTAGGATAACATGCCAGCAGTGCAGCGAGTAGGTGATTCAAATTCAGCAGGCGGCCAAGCCACAGGCGGCGTGCCTTCTGTACGAGTAAATGGCCGGCCTGTCGTTGTTGTTGGCAACGGCGTCACTGGGCATGCTCCGTGGGGAAAACCGCATCCACCGCATGCTGCTGCCACAGTCACTGGTGGCAGCGCTTCGGTCCGAGCTGCTGGCAAGCCAGTGATCCGTACCGGAGACGTTGACACCTGTGGCCATCCTCGTGTTGGCGGCAGTGCTGATGTAAGGGCGGCATAATGGCTGCGGTACTAACACCATTGCAATTGCAAGCAGGTGCTGCTTTGCTGCAAAATACAGGGATTGTTATTCCTGCCGAAGTAACTACTGCTATCAGTGATTATACATCGTTGCCGTTGTTGGCAAATTTGATTGCAACCATTGGCAATTCCAATGTGTTGCCAGCCAGCACACAAACAGCTCTACAGACATTTGCCGGTAACATCAGCAACAGTTGTCCTGCATTGGCAGATTCCATAGTGACCGGAACTGTGTCATCGGTTTCATCCACCATTACCAATCCTGGAATGACCGGCATTATCACATTAACTGCCAATATCTATTTAGGCAACAACAATGTCAGCAAGTTTGCACAAATATTCAACACTGCAACGTCATATGCAGATACTACAAATATCTTTATCAACAGTGCTGTAAACGCCAACACTTATCTGTCAGACACATTCACCAACATGAATAGTCTAACCACTGGCGGGTTGACAGATGTAAATTTAGCAACCCAAGCCATGGGTGATGATTTGTACAATGCCGGCTATTGGATAAATTTAGGTAACTTGGCCAACTTGGGGACACCACTGGCCCTAATACAACAAATATCACTGCGATCAGGCACAATAACTCCGCTGATCGGCGCATTGTCGGATGCCGGCATAAATGAAAATATCATATTGAACCTAAGCAACAATGATTTAGTCATCACTGACGATGTGCAAAAAGTCATGTATGTGGCATTGAAAAATATAACAGGCTCTGCACTGGAACAGATACTGCAAACACTTGGCATATGGACGCCCAACATCAATTCACTGGCAGATTTATTAAACCCGGCCATAATGATGCCCAACAGTTATCCATCATT